ACAAACAATGCAAAAGGAATACTTGCTTCTACTATGAAGGAAGAAATCAGTGAATTAGTAAAAGAATCTTTATCTGAAGAAGATGAGGTTAAAGAGTCTGAAACTGAAATGTCTGAACAAGAAGAACTTGATTTGGATATTGAAGATGTTGAGGTTGAAGACGAAGATGAAGGTGAAGAAGGTCTTGAATTAGACTTGGATGCGCTTTCTGATAATGAAGATGACGAAGAGTTGGAAATGGGTGATGAAGAAATGTTAATGACTGATTTACCTGGTGACGACTTGGAAGTTGACGACGAAGAAGAAGTTCTATCTCCGCTTGATTTAACATCAGCATCTGACGATGAGGTTTTAAAAGTGTTTAAAGCTATGGGTGAAGAAGATGGTATTATCGTAAAACAAGACGATGATGAAATCCATTTATCTGATGACGATACCGAAACCGAATACGTAATTCAATTAGGTGAGTCTGAAGAAGAAGTAAAAGAAGAAGACCAAATGGAAGAAGGTGAATACAAAGAAGAAGACCAGATGAAAGAAGGTGAATACACAGAAGAAGACCAAATGGAAGAAGAGGTTGTATATGAAATCGAAATCGGAGAAGAAGAAGTTTCAGAAGAATGGAACGAAGAAGAAATGAGTGAAGGTCAGGGTTATGATGACCGTGAAGACGAAAAAGAAGGTATGGAACATGGTTCTATTAAAGACAAAGATTTAGACTCTGAAAAGGCTAGACGTGATGACGCTAAATTTGAAACTCGTGAAGGAGAAGAAGAAATGACGGAAAGAAGTTTAGCACAAGGTCAAAGAGCTTCGTCTGATAAGAGCAAAGGTTTACCAAAACCAAAAACTATACCGAATAAGGCACGTTATAATGAATCTTTAGAAAAAGAAGTTTCACAACTCAGAGAAAAAAACGAAGAGTATAGAAAAGCTTTAAGTATTTTTAAAGAAAAATTAAATGAAGTTGCGGTATTTAATTCAAACCTCGCATACGCTACTCGTTTGTTTACAGAACATTCTACAACGAAACAAGAAAAAATAAATATACTAAGACGTTTCGATGGTGTCGAAACTCTTAAAGAATCAAAGTCTCTCTATAAGACAATTAAAGAAGATTTAGGAGGTAAAGAAACTACAGTAATGACTGAATCTGTTCAGTCTAAAGTTCAAAAAACACCTACTAAAGGTTCTGCTAATAACTTAATTGAGAGTAAAACTTATGAGAATCCTCAGTTCTTAAGAATGAGAGATTTAATGAATAAGTTAAAATAATAAAAATAAAAATCCTTAAAAATTATTAAAATGGGAGCATTATTAGAATCAGGTCTCGTAGGTAACATAGGTCTTAAGCACCTTAAAGTTATCAAGGAGGATACAATTAACAAGTGGGACAAATTAGGGTTCCTCGATGGTCTTAAAGGCCACTTAAAAGAAAATATGGCGCAGTTATATGAAAACCAAGCGTCACATTTGATAAACGAAGCTGCAGCTTCTGACAGTTCAGGTTCTTTTGAAACTGTTGTTTTCCCAATCGTAAGAAGAGTTTTCTCTAAGTTGTTGGCTAACGACATCGTTTCAGTTCAGGCGATGAACTTACCAATCGGTAAGTTGTTCTACTTCGTTCCTAAGATTCAGAACAGAGACGCTAATGGTAACCACATCCCTCCATTCGGAGCTCCAGGTGGACCATCTACAACAACTTCAGGTTATACAAACACAACAAACTTGTATGATAGATTTTATGAAGGTGATTTACCTGCAGAAGACCCAGCAGGGTTGTTTGATTACTCAAAAGGTAAATCATATACAGTTACACCAACTCCATTACCAGTTAAGTGGTCTGCAGGTACTTTGGTTGACGCTACTTTAGACGCTGATTATTCTGGTAATGTTAGAGAAATTTTAGTTAAGTTAACAGGTTTCTCTTCTGCAGGTGCCGGTAAGTTAATCGGACCTGACGGTAACGCTATGGACACTGAGGAGTTCTTATCTTCATTGCAGGTTTGGTACACAGGTACACCAAACAACTACCTAAACTTTAGAGTTGTGACTCAAAAGTACGGTAAAGGTATCGTTCAATACGGTGATTCAGTTAAGACTAATTTCTGGTCAAACCCTGAAGGACCTGGTGGAACATACGATAACATTTGTGATGCTGAAGGTACTATTTACTTAGCCTTAGACTCATCAACACCCACTGCTTTTGGTTCTGAGTCACTTGACGGTTATACTGGTCAGACAGTCACAGGATGGACTTTAGGTTCACACTTTAAAGTCTATGAAACATTAGAATTTGAAGATGCTATTGGTGAAGTTTCGTTTGACCTTGAGGCTGTTACTGTTTCTGTTACAGAAAGAAAGTTAAGAGCTCAGTGGTCACCAGAACTTGCACAAGACGTTTCAGCATTCCACAACATTGATGCGGAAGCTGAGTTAACAGCGTTGTTGTCAGAGCAAGTAGCAGCTGAAATTGACCGTGAAATCTTAAGAGACTTAAGAAAAGGTGCAGCTTGGACACTAAGATGGGACTACGATGGATGGAGAAGATTAAGTACTACTTCAACTGCGTACAACCAAAAGGATTGGAATCAGACATTGATTACTGCAATCAATCAGATTTCTGCTCAAATCCATAAGTCTACTTTAAGAGGTGGTGCTAACTGGATTGTTGTTTCTTCTGAGATTTCAGCAATTTTTGACGACCTTGAGTACTTCCACGTTTCAAACGCGGCTCCTGACCAGGACCAGTACAACATGGGTATTGAAAGAGTAGGTACATTGTCAGGTAGATACCAAGTTTACCGTGACCCTTACTTCCCACCAAACACAGTATTGTTGGGACACAAAGGTTCATCGTTACTTGATACAGGATATGTATACGCTCCATATGTACCTCTTCAGTTGACTCCAACTATGTATAACCCATTCAACTTCACACCAATCAAGGGTATCATGACAAGATACGCTAAGAAGATGGTGAACAAC